TGAATGGACATGGATTCTATGGGATGAGTTTAATGTGGATGACCTCACTGACGTGCATTAATTGGAAAACCGAATCAGGATTGCGCCATAATTTATTTTTTTTATCATTTTGTCAAATGCATGAAACTGGCAAAATGTGTGTGTGCACATGATTGGATTGTTTAGTTTAGCTTAAGGCTTGCATTTCCTTCTCATTTTTCTGGTTTTTGATATTTTTCTTTTGCGCATTCCCCCACGCGCGCTTTTCTCCTTAATAAATGCTTCAGTGTATGCATTGTTGTATGCAGTCTCATAAATTAGGTTCAATTCATGGTCTGGTTTCCCTTCAAGTTTCGCTGCCTCAACTGCAGCATTTCCAGCCAACGCGCCAGCTTTCCGGTATTGAGAAAATTCGTCATCATGAGGTGGCATTTGTTATTGTTGTATATGGTGTATGTGCTTATTATTATTATTATATATATACATTATGATTATTTTATGAACAACCCATAAAATAAATGTATCCCTTTTCTTAATGTTGTGTTCATTTTCTTTGGTAAATTTTGCAATCACTGCAACTCTTGTATATCAGATTGAAATAGTTGATTAATTGCGCATCAGTGCAATCATTCATTTCATAACATTTCATTCGGTCCAATCCCAATTTGTCCAATTCGTTGCAAAGCACGTCAGTGTCAGATGAATTTTTATTGTCAAGCACTATGAAATCATTGGCATTGTCTTGATACAATTTCAATATTTCATTCATGTTGCAATGCAGCGTTTCTAGTCCAATTATGCAATGTTGTTTTTTGTAATTTGCATTAATCACGCCATTGCAATACTTGTAATCGTAATTCTCGCGTTTCCATATTTGCACATGTTCATGCATGTATTTCTCGTCTTCGTGCGCATTTAATTTTTTCATTGTTTCTTGCACGTTGTGTTTTTTGTAACAATGGTCTGTCAAATGAAATCTCAATCGGTTTATTTCACTATTTCTAATGTATGAAAAATTGTTTCCTCCTTCATTCATGTATTGCACATACCCCAATTTGTGAATTTTTGCAATTTTGGTTTGAACCGCCGTTCTAATCATCAATTCATAATCATCAGTCACTGGCAAATATTCCGAGTAATTTCCAATTTTCATCAATGTCGTTTTTCTCCATATTCTTGGATGATTTGGCACGCTCACAATATGACTTAATGTGATGTTGTTTACATTGCCATGACTGGAAACATAGACCCACGTGCCATTGTGTTTGTGTCTGTAATATCCTCCATATCCCAATGCAAAAAAATTACCATACTTGAAATTGGTTTTGTTTTCATGCAAATTGGCGTAGTCCATGTATATAAATCCAATTTCATCATCATTGTCAAATGCATTTTTCGCATCCAACAGCACATCCGGCAACAGTTCATCGTCGTGGTCCAACTCTATCACGTATTTGCCACGACACAGTGAAACAGCCTCATTTTTCACATTACCAATGTTGCCGCTGTTCTCTGAACGCTTGTACAACCTTATTCTATTGTCATCCTTGAACAACTTTCTCAAAAACACAAAATGTTCGTCTTCTGACGTGTCGTCCACAATCACCCATTCCCAATGCTTCAATGTCTGCAGTTTAACGCTTTCGTACGCTCTTTTTATTTTGTCATATGATTTGTAACATGTTGTGAATATGGAAAATATTGGTCTCATGTCCTCAGCTGGCAAGGTCACAATTGACATGTAACAATAATTCACCATTGAATTGAAATTGTCAACATCCAATTCATGTTCATTTGCCTTCAGGTGTATCCATTGTTTTCGCATGGCATCCCCTATCATGTCATTAACATCCTTCCACATTTGGGGTTCATCATTGCCGCATGTGACCAATATTTGATAACTGGGATTGAATAACTTGTTCACCGCTTCCTTGTTATTAACTATGAACACTGAACACAACAACTTGTCCTCGTTTGCATTAAAAAAATCATCAATGTATGAATGTTCATCGTTTCTAAACAAAATGACAAATGGATATTTCATCTTTATGTAAGTCATGTGTTTTGCAATATTTATATTATTTACAGCCTTTATAATTTGAAAATCATTTTTGTGTTTTGAAATGAGCATTATTTGCCTTTTACTAGTTTTTACTAGTTTTTACTAGTTTTGAAGAACTCCGTTATGCTCTTATTTGATTTCGCCATGTTGTCGGCCTGGCGCAGGTAGTCGTCAAATATGAGCTCTTTCACTTCTTTAAACCGCAGGTCGTCCAGCTTCTTCTGCAGCTTGTCGTCGCTCTCCGTCCAGTTGCTCCGCACGGAATCCAGCTCTTCCAGGAAGCGCGCCTTCTTGCGCCGAAACGCCGCCATTTGTTCCAGCACGAGCCCGAACAGCTGCGCCACGGGCTTCATAATCTGGTTCGTGATGTAAAACGAGTAATTTGGTTTCATGCGCTTGGCGCGGATGTAGTCCGGCGTCTCAATGCGCTCCCCCTGCAGCGCCTTCTTGTCCGCGTTGTGGATGTAGACGAAGGGGATGCGGTCACCCGAGCTCGGCTTGTTCCCCGGGTCGCGTTTGCCCATGCGGTCCGCCAGCACCTTGTGCGCAATTTGCTGCGGGTTCTTGTATGTGGAACGCAGCGACTTTGTGATGATGAGCTTGTCCATGGGCACGCGCTCGTCCACCAGCGACTGCAGTGACCCGCGCACGAACTTAATCGCCGCCTCCAGGTCTTGCTGCTTCGTCAGAATGTCTATTAGTCCGCCATACACGTCCTTCACAATGGGCGCATTGTCGCGCCGGCGCAGCACGATACCCATGCTCTTCGGCTTGCCCTTGTTCGGGTCCGTCTCATACAGGATGCCGAAGTAGCGCTTCTTCTGCAGCAGGCCGAACGGCATGAGCGTCTTTTCGTAGACCCACCCGTGCGGGGCCTTCAGGAACGCCGACGCCATGTCACCCACCTGGCGCGCGAGCTCAATCGTGATCTCTAAAGCCGGCTTGCCGCGGATGGGGGTGCCCTCCAGCGTCTCCAGGTTGAACGTGTAGAATACACTATCCGTGTCCCCGTACACGTATTCCGCCCGCGTTCGCACCGTGCCGTGTTTGCTCGTTTGGCATTCGGCATTCCCGTACACCTCCTCCACCATGCGCTTGGCATACGTGAGCAGCTTGCGCCCCGTGGCAGTTGTGGACGCCGCCACATCCACTTCGTAGAACGAGCTGGTTTTGGCGCCGCACTGGCCATAAAGCGAGTTTGCCGTGACTTTATAAGCCAGCTGCCGCTTGTCCAGCACGTTGGCCATGAAGGGGTCGGACTGCTGCTCCGCCAGCTTGCGCGTGGCCTTGCGCGCTGCCAACAATTCTTCTAAAATGGACGGCAGAATGGCCTTTGTCCCGTCCTTGAACTGCGCAAACCGGCACACTTTTTTCCCGCTCAAATGCTTCTCCATCTTGCCACGCGGATTCGGTTTCCAGCGATATGTGTCGTATTCCACGTCCACGTACCCATACCCGGGAAGGTTGTCATACACGTGCTGCCCCGTTTTCGGGTCCTTTTCACCCGTCTCGCGCACCAGGTTGCCGTCCAGGTCGTACTCCTTGGTCCACACCTTGCTGTCGTGGGACAGGTTCTCACTGATCATGGAGGACGGATACAGCGACGAGTAATCGTTGCAGGCCACGGGGTTGTCCAAGTAGAGGCCGCGCTTCGGGGGCAGCACGATGGCGCCCTCGTAGCCCTCGCCGGACGGACCCTTGTCAATCACGGGCATGAGCGTGTTTTTCTCGCGGCACTTTTTGGCCATGTAGCTCGTCAGCTTGATGCCCTGGCCGCGAATCACCAGGAAACTAATTGGCACGCTGCAAATTTTCGCCATCTCGTTGTAGCCCGTGATGACGTCCACCTTGTTCATGAGGTGGTGCACGAGGTTGCAATCCTGAATGCAGTATTTGGCAATGACGGCGCGCGGGCCGGGGCCCTCGTTCGTCATGCGGAAAATGTCCTGCGGCGTCACGTCGTCTTTTGAGACCCCCCATCGCACGTGTTTCTTCAGGTCCGGCGTCTCGTGACCGACGATTTCAAAATGGCCGGCTGCGCGATCAATGGCCACGACCTGGAATTTTTGGCCGTCCTTGTAGGGGTCGGTGGAATGCCCGGTTTCCTCCAACTCAATGTAGTTGCCGATTTCCAAGCCGGAGAGATTCTTGCTAACAATTCGCGTGACCTCAATGTCGGATTCCACGAGGTGTTCAATGCCAATCACGTTGTCGCCAATGAAGTAGGAGCCCACGTAATCCAGCTTGTAAGACGTGAGGTTGTAGTCTCGGCGGAAGTAGTTGTACATGTCAATTTGCAGGCGACCGGTCATGGCAATGTAGTGCAGGTCGTATTGGCCGCTGGCGAGGGCGATGCTGGTTTCTTCAATGCTGATGCGTCCCGTTTTGAAATCGCGCTTGCCGCAAAACTCGTCGGCATTGCGCGACAGTTTCAGGAAATCGTCTTCCACGTGGTTTTCCAAGGCACGATGAAACATGAAGTTGTAGTCAAACCCGAAGATGTTGTAGCCGATGATGATGTCGGGGTCTTCACGCTGGACAAGGGCGGTCCAGGCTTGCAGCAGTGCCCGCTCGGTTTTGCAGCTGACAATTTCTGCACCAGGCACCGGGTCGCAGGTGCCCAGGGCGAAGCAGTGGTTCAAATAGGGACGGTCTTCGCCGTATCGCAGGAAGGTGGAGCCGATGAACGTCACCTTGTCTCCCTCCACGGGCGGAAACACCGCCAACAGCGCATCATTCATGCGGTTGATTTTGGTTTCGCGGTCCAACCCAAGCGAACGCAGCATGTCTGCGATGGATTTATCAGTCGTGGATGGTCCGCCTGGGTTTGGATTTGTTTTTGGTTTTGTCCATGCCGTTGCTGTCGTGAAGACGCTTTTGGTGTCGTCGCCCGCTGCATCATCTTCGTCATTGTCATCATTGTCGGCAAACTCTGCATCCGCTTCCGCCCGTTGTTTTTCAAACATGCGCTCAATCGTGTTCACAACCAATGCTTCCGGGTCGGCTTCTTCCACCAGCGTTTGCATGGGCGTGGACCACATGCGCTCAAACATGCCATCCAGTTGCTGCGAACTAGGAACGGTTTTGGTGTAAATCCGTTCAATGTCTTCATGCAGAGTGAACAATGGTTCGCTTTTCCGGTCGTGGAATGCCGTGCGAATCATGCGCTGCACTTCCGATTTGGTTGCCGCAGCGGGCTCTTTCAAACACACATCCACAATGTTGGCGGCGAGTTTTTTATAGGTTTTAACGGGGACGGGGAAATCGCCGTGGCTGCTGCTGGCCTCAATGTCAAAACTCATGATTTTGTAGGGA